CAGCCCTTGTAGCCATGCAGCAGCCAGTTGTCGCCGCTGTCTCTGCGGCATGCTCAGCATGGGTGGTCTACCGGCTTAACGCTGATGACAAGAAAGGAGGTGAGCAATGAACAAAAGTAAATATTACATTAAGGTAACGACTTTTTCAAATACAACGAAGTTAGGTGAAATCGTGGCACAGCAGGTAAGGGCTACTTATAACAAATCTGTCGTTACCAGTGGAAGAGAGGTAGAGAGAATTACCGAATTTATCATAAACGCCCAGAATGAAGCCATTAAAGAAAATGCGAAACTCAAGCGCATGAATGTTAAGTATTTTACCGGTAAAGGTTACTTCATCATTAGCCTGGAAGCAGCAAACTGCGATACTGAAAGGATGGCTTTTTCCCTATGCGGAGAAATGATTGAACATGAATATTGTGAGGAAGGGGGTGAGCAATGAAAAAGTATTATGTTACAGTGCTGACCTTTTACAATACGACTTTGTTGGGACGCGCCGTAGGACAAGAGGTGCTTAGCAAGTTCCACAGGTCTTTAGTTTCGCAAGAGGACATCGAAAAAGGCATAAAAGACTTCATCAACAACGCTATGGATAAGCACTTGAAGAAAAACAGGAGACTAAAGCCTATGCTCATATCAAGGCATGACTACTACAATTCATTTGTCGTTACCCTCGTACCTCTTAATGGTAATGACATGCTCAGGGCTTTTTCGTTAACCGGAGAACTGGTTGAGCATGACTATACGGAGAAAGGGGGTGAACAATGAGATTCCTTATTTTGAACGTCAACAGGACGAAAAAGGTGTTTGACTACAACCTGACTGAAAGCGTTTATCAGAACCTGCGGGACATCATGGACGGCGTGGTAATAAGTGAAGACGAGGTCAGCACGCTGCTGGGCGCACTGTTACAGATGACAGAGATAAGAGGCGTGGTAATGGTGTCAAGCGACCATGTGCAGGAATCAGACATGGAATGGGAGTTCTCGATTTATACAAGCACAGAAGGCAGCGAAGACCGGGAACTTATAGAAATAACGGCAAAAGACTACGGCGAGAACGTACTGGGCGAAAGCCTCATTGGCGACATAATAGACGGCATGGCTAACTGCAATCTATACCCTGAAGGAAAGCGCCGTCGCTACAAGTTCTTGAACTCGCTGACGTATGACGAAAGGATATGGGCGGAGATACTTGACGCCTACTTCTACAACTCACATAGTTCATGCGACGGCGACAGCCCCGAGATGCTTATGGAGTTTAAGACATCTGCAGAGATAGCTGACGACCTTGAAGAGATGTGCACCATGGACGCGGTTTTCATAACGCGCTATATGCACGCATACGGATATCATCCGCAGCGCAAGGCCGACGGAAAGATGGCGTGGAAAATATTCATGCCTGTCAGTTAAGCAGACTTGTATTTTTCGAAAAACAACACATATCATATCTTTGCACTCGATACTTCTAAGTTATTAATTTAATTAAAGTAAAACACGTCTGCCGCCACTGCGTGAGCCGTGCCGGCAGTTTATAATTTTCTTTTTTATTTTTATTGACTATTCATATAAGTTGTTTAATTTTTAAAGCTTGCCGCTCGCGAGAGCCGCAGGCTTTTTTGGTATTTTTCCATGCACACGTTTCTCCATATCTTTGTAGAAAAACAAAGACATGACAGTAACTACTTCATTCCCGCCACAGCTGTTCTCGTCCACGGTGCCAGACATAAAGGCTCTGACAGACGAGACACGCGTGCACGTGGTAATGCGCCTTGACACATCTGAGGTGTACAACGAATATCTTTATCCTGATAAGGACGGCTCAATAGAGATTACCGATATTCCGGCGCTTGTAACGCTGTTTCTGCGCCAGAAGCTCATAGCCACTCTTACAGTAGAGCTGCATGAGGAACGTCTGTCAGGCAATTCATCAGACGGCGAGACAGAGGAGACTGACTCGGCTCAGCTAACGTCGAGCCTTGTCTATTGTGCCGCACTGGTAGAAGACGACGCACAGACATTCTGTACAAACAATTTCCTCTCCATCCTGCAGGGAGCCAAGATGACATCTGTCGGCAGGCTGGAGTACTTGCATTATACAGGTTCAGACGGTGCCAGCGTAACGGCTCACTATGACGACGGCAGCACCCAGACATTCGCGGCGACAAAAGTAGGAGGCAACAGCAGCTACTCCACTATTGACGTGTCGCCGGCACGTTTCGCTTCGGAGGCAAAGACGCTGTGCTCGTTCGAGGTTACCGCCGGAGCACGCAAGCAAACATACGAGATCGACCAAGGAAATCCGGACGCAGCCCCTGTGCTTCTCTTCGTCAACAGCTTCGGCTGCCAGGAGATAGTCTATTGCACCGGCACTCATGAGGTTTCGCCAGAGTTCAAGTACTCTTCCGCCTACATCGGTGTGAACATGAAGAACTACGACATAGAAGAGACAAGAAAGTTTAACGCCGACACCGGCGTGCTGTCCTACCCTATGGCTTTCTGGATTAACGACCTGTTCCGATCGGACGAGGTGCAGCTGCTCAACTTCGTAAACGGAGAGCCTAAACCGGGGAAAATGGTAGTAATCACGGATGTCAACGCCGAATATGACAACAATCTTGACAGCATGCCGCGCTTCAAGTTCACCTACACTTACGCCCAGCGCAACCATAACGTGCTTGACACAGCAAGAGCCGGCCGCATATTCGACAATACCTTCGACAACACTTTCAACTAATTATATGGAAATTAAAGTTATACACATATCTGAAGTTCTGAAGCTCATGAACCACGCACTGATGAACCACCAGAAGGTAAGTTTCAAGGCGTGGAAACTTGGCACAGGGGCCAATGACCCTGAACGAGGAGAACTGAAGACATATAACGGCGTGTACGTGACATCTCACTCCAAAACCGGCTCTTACCGTATATTTGACCCTTTGGCCGAGGATAAGGCCTACAGATACAGGCGTGTTAATGAAGTGTTTATAGCAGAATTTTTAAACAAAAAAGTGATTTGGTGATTAATGGAACATAATCTTGATCTTGTTAAAGTCGGCCACATAGGCGACTCAAGCATTTTTCGCATACTTCCTGCCGTCCAGATTGGCGGCAAAAGCTTCAATGATTCTGTCAGCGAGGAATACGGAGCTGACTCGGCTACGGTTTTCGATGAGGACGTACTTTCTGACAGCGCAGTCAAGCCTCTTTTTATTAAGGACAAGGAATATAAGTATATTCCTTACGGCGACGATGACGACATGCCGGCAAAATTGCGCCGCCTTATAGGCGCAAGCATGGTTACGTCTCAGGGTATGGCCTTCGATATCATAGCATGCTACGGCCAGGGCATACGGTTTGTCAACCGTGACGATAAGTCTGACGTTACAGACCCGGAGATTAGGAGATTCTGCATGCGTAACTCTATTCATGAGTGCTATATGGAACAGGCCACGGACATGAAATATTATTTCTTCACAGTTACCGAAATAATTCTCTCCGGCGACCAAAAGAAAATTGTGCAGGTGCGCCATCTCGAGACATGCTACTGCCGTTTCGAACAGGCTAGAAACGGCAAGATAGAACATGTTTTCTATGGCGATTTCAACGATTCTACGCCGCCCAAAAACGCCGTGGCCATACCGCTGCTCGATATCTACGACCCGCTCGGCGACCTTCTCGTAAGGCTTGGCCGCGACCCCGACCCTCGCACCGGCAAACTGCTAACGCCGACAAAAGACCGCAAGTTCGCCATTGTTTGCCGTATGCCCACACCGGGCTTCAGGTATTATCCTTTGCCTTACTATATGTCGATATTCCGCGACCACTGGTACGACATATACAAGCTGATCGGACTCGGTAAGAAGTTCCTGATCAAGAACACCAGCGCGCCTAGGGTGCAGATAGAGGTGCATGACGACTACTGGAGCCGTGTCTGCGCCAATGAGAATATCACAGACCCAGTCAAGAGAGCTGAACGCATCAAGGAGGAACAGCAGAAAATAATTAAATTTGTTTGCGGCCCTGAGAATGCCGGCAAGGCCATCCTCACCCACTATTATGTTGACCCAAACGGCAAGGAGTGCCGCATGGTTAGAATATACGACCTTACAGAGGGACGCAAGCAGGGCGGCGACTGGAGCGACGACATGTCAGAAGCATCTAACGCTCTATGTTTCGCTCTCGGTGTACACCCTAACCTTATCGGAGCGACACCAGGAAAAAGCCAGATGAACAACAGCGGAAGTGACAAACGTGAGCTGTTTACGTTGAAACAGGCCATGGAAAAGCCATTCCACGACATCATGGCCAAGCCGTGGCATGTGATTCTTCACTTCAACGGATGGGCTGAAAAATATACCGTTGACGTACCTATGATAGAACTGACGACGCTCGACAAGAATACCAGTTCACAGACTGTATCAATAAGCAATAATAACGAGGAGGATAGAAATGGATCTGACAATAACAAAAGAAGAATTTGAAAGCGTACTCTATGTTGCAACATCAAAGCACATGGAAGTGTTCGAGAGTGTACAGCCACATATAGAGAACGCAACAGAAGACTGCATTGAAGAATTCTTCGGCAGTTTCTCAACAGATAATGCTAAAGTCATTAAATGTGCGAAAGACTATATCTGCGTTGACGCGTTCTTGCTGGTGTTCCGCCAGCTGGACCTCGTGCTCACCCCTACCGGTTTCGGAGTTGTGTCTAACCAGACGACATCACCGGCAAGCAAACAGAGAGTGGACGCCCTCGAGACTCAGCTTAGGCTTATTCGTGAGAAAGTGAAAGCACGCTTGATCAATCGCCTCACATCAACAGAGGACTGGGGCAAAACGGAGGCGGCTAAAAGATGCATACGTACTGTATTCTACAGCATCTCACTTTTTGAACGCTATGCCACAACTCCTGTCTCATTTGAATCATGGCAGGAGGCACAGATACAGATAATGGAGGCAGACATGAAGCTTAGAACGAAAATCTCAGATGCTCAGATGGACAGAATTCTTGAATCCGTGAGAAACGGAACTGCGGCTGCAGACTATTCCTCTATTATTTGGCATCTGCAGATGTTCTTCTCACTCTACATAGCCCATTCGCCGCTGATTGGAGAGAGAATGAGAATTATCATTGTCACAATGGAGGCAAACCCTGAGACATACAAGGAATATATGGAATCTGACGCATACAAAATCAACCACTATGAACCTTATAAAAACAAAAAAGACAGCCCGGCCTTCTTCTTCGCAGGTTGAGATAAAGCTGCACACTCCGAAAGCTTGGCACGAACTTACACAGGAACAACTCCGCTACGTGCTTACGCTAATGTCTGAAGGAATAGAAGGAGATACTCTAAAAGCCATGATGCTCATTCGCTTCAATCACATAAATGTTGTCAGAAGGAGTAAAGATGGGTGGAAGATGGTGAAAGATAATAAAGTCTTCTATGCAGATAAATGGCTTTTAGCTTCACTTATAGGAGAAATGAAGTTTGTTGACAGGTACGAGAACTTCGACACTAGGTTGGATGGTGTACAGGGATTCCGTGCCGTCAACAACCTTCTTAATGGCGTTCCTTTCAATGACTATCTGAAAATGGAGATAGCTTATCAGATGTATTCTTCAACGAAAGACGAGAAATATCTTGTAAGCTTGGCACGACTTCTATACCGTGACGTCCATGGGAAGCCTGCCAACACTATAAGCCTTGATAAGGCGGAGATGCTTTCGGTCTATCTCTGGTATGCACACATAAAGGATGTGTTCTCGCAGATTTTTCCAGACCTTTTCAAAAAGAAAATGACAACTGATACAGACGATGACGAGATTGACCTGCGAGTTGTTACAGATGCCCAACTGAGACTGCTCACTGACGGCGACGTCACGAAAGAGGATGCTGTGAGACGTGTCGACTGCAAGCGAGCTCTTACAGAACTTAACGCTAAAGCGAAAGAGGCGCGTGAGATGCAGGCTAAATTAAACGCTAAGTAATGTCTGATATGTTTAATGCTATTGAATATCTCGAAAAGATTGCCAAGGCTAACAGCCTTGCGAAGAAACATGAGTTTATCGTGGGCGAGTGCAGCGGTATAGAGGGACTCGAACCGCTGATGCAGAGCTACCGAAAAGCGGCCAACTACATCATGGTGGACGATACCGTGGACGGCTCTATGATTTCAAACCGGGTAGGTTGGTATAACAGAAGAACCTACACGGTGTTTATCTTCGCCATGTACCGTGAGGATGACATGGACGACAGACGCCAGAAACTCGACCTCTGCAGGGAAATCTTCCGGCAGCTGCTCTCTCACCTCATAGCCGACACGGAGAAATACGAATACGACCTCGTGTATATGCGCACTCAGTCTATTCAGTACAGAGAACTCAACAGCTACAACTTCTCTGGAGTGACAGGTCTTTACTTCATGCTTAACGTTGACGAACCTGCTGATCTACAATTTGACGCAAGCCTATGGGATTAATTAACAGTGGACAAAACGTAACACGCCAGGATCTCAGCGACTTCGAAAAGGGATGGACTGACTTTATGGTTGACATCTGGCATGAGCGCATGGCTATGCTCGGCATTAACGATACAGGCACGTTGCGCCGATCTGTAGAAGCACACATAAGCGGCAACGAAGGGCAACGCCGTATAATCCACAGATTTGTGCTTTACGGCATATACGTTTCCTCAGGTGTAGGAAGAGGATATAGTAAAGACAATGGTGGAAACCTTGACTTTCTTGATCCTGCTTATCGTGAGGAGCACGGACTCAACAAGCCTAGAAAGAAAGGTCCTGCATGGGGCGGAGGCATGACCAGCGGCAAACCCAGACAAAAGCGTGAATGGTTTCCGAAGAAATACTTCTACTCTATCAAAAGACTTATGGAAAAGGAAAGCCAGTACTATGGTGAAGCATACAACGGCACACTCGTTGACGCATTCGCAACGCTCTTCGACGACAACAACGAGGCAAAAGTAACCCGCATGAACAGCGTTATAAATATGTAATTTTGTATTTTTCGCAACAGTTGTTTGTTTCTAAATTTGCGATATGGAGATAGACCAGCTAAAACAGATGTTCGAAGGCATACGTGACGAAAAACGCATGTATGCCAATACTGCTACAAGGATAGGAGACGCTTTTCTTGCGCTTCTATCTTATGTAGGTTCTTCTAGTTCTTCAGCTTCACGTAATTATCTGAGGAAAGACCAAGAAGATACAACTTCATTTCTTGTAACATTTGAAGCTGGAATTAATCTAGGCGAAGACATCTACAATATAGATGCATCAGGCAATGCCATTTTAAGATCTCTAAAGAGCGGCCCTTTTGACCCCGGAAAAGGAGAGAAAGGGACCTTTGACCTTTATGTTGCTGATGATAGGTCTTATCTAGATATAGACAACATAAACATAAGAGAAAGCCTTAATGTTAAATATCTTCAGATAGGTAACGGAGTAATTAAATGGGATGATGAAAATAAGGCTTTTTATGTCGAACAACTAGACGCCACGCCTGCTAGTTTCTATGCGACAAAGGGACTATCTGCATTAGGTTTTAATTCCTTATCTGATACAGGTGGAGGTTCTTTCGACCTGTTACAGGACTGGGATAAATATGTTGACGAGACAGCTAAAAGCATGGCCTTGTCAGCTTATCTTGGCAAAGACCTGTTAGACCGTGTCGCCTCGCTCGAAAGTGGCCAGAAAGGTCATAAAATAACAATATCAGGCTCAGGAAATGTCGTGGTTGATGTCGGAGAAAGCAGCGACGGCGGCACCCTTACATTCACGAAGGGGAACATAGATCTTAGCGGTTACGCCACTACAACAGCCCTTGCTGAAGTTTCTAAAAAGGCAGATGCCGTTACGACGAAGGTAAATGATTTTCTTGAGGGTACGGACACTGACAACATTATAAACCGGTGGAAGGAACTGGAAGCATTTCTTGCAGGACAGACGCAGACGTCCACACTTGCTGAATTACTTGAGGTAAAGGCTGACAAAAATTTGAGGATTAATGCCGGAACCGGACTTGCCGGTGGCGGCAGCCTGTCGGCGGATATCACACTGACTCTTGCAACAGTAGGGACTGAAGGTACATACACAAAGGTAGTAGTAGACAAGTACGGTCGCGTAACCGGCCATGCCACATTGAGTGCAGGAGATATCCCTATGCTCGACATATCCAAGATCAGCGGCCTGCAAGGAGAATTGGACAAGAAACTGAACATAAATGATTTCGGGAGCAAGTTTGCCGCAGAGATGGCAAACTGGTTTAAGAAAGACACTGAAGGCAATGTGTTTGTCGCTAACGCCAAAGGATTCTACTCGGAGTCTTTCGTATCAGCACTCGGCATGAATTCCGGCGGCAGCTCCGGCAGCTCTTCTTTCGACCTTCTACAGGACTGGAATAAATATGATGATTCAACGGCAAAGAATACTGCCCTGTCAGCTTATCTTGGTAAAGACCTGCTGGACAGGATGAGAATAGAGTTTTCCGATATGGACAACTGCCGGATAAACGGCACAGGAAAATCAGGAGTATTTGATGTATATTCTAGCGGCCATAGTGTCGGCACTTTATTAGTGAGCAACGACATTATGAGCCATGGCACAAATCAATTGTTTATAACGAATATGCTGATGGATGTTGACAGCAACACCCATCAGGACGACAGGATATATGTTTATTACAGGTATTACAACTTTAACGCTCCAAATGCCGTAACGGAGAAAGGAACATGGAGTAAATGGTGCCTTGTAATAGGATCAAAGGCCGGTGAGAACGGCATGGCGCGTATAAAAGGAATCAGAGACAATGACATAGATGATGTTCAGAACGCTATCGGCGTATGGGCAATAGACGGTACTGCATACAATGCAGCATCAGAAACAGATATTAGTAATATTTTTAATTAAAAAAGTTATTATGGCAAAATTTTTAGACTTGACAGGCTTAACCCATTTTTGGAGTAAAGTAAAGGCTTATGTAGACGGTGCTGTAAGTGCAGCAAAAACAACAGTAGGTAATTATACGATTAACGGGCAAAAGATTAGTACTAATCCTACCATACTTGGCAATGTGACAAATGACGCTCAGGTCAAGCGCAGTGAAATGGGAGTCGCCGGAGGTGTAGCCACGCTTAATGAAAACGGAAAGGTTCCGTCATCTCAGCTGCCTATGTTCATGGATGATGCCTTAGAGTTTGACAATGAGGTAACGGACAGCAGCTCGCTAAAAGTAATCGCAGGTTCGGCGAAATCGGTTGTAGGAGTTGTTTATTGTAGGGATAAAGATAAGTTTTTAGGACAGAAAGACGCGCTGAGCAATGAGTATTATGCGGCTTGGGGTGAAAGTGACAAAATCAGAGGGTCTGAAGCTTACGGGACGACCGTAGTGGGCCAGGGGGTTACTCCTAAAGACGGAGTGATATATGTCAATCTGGGAAATGCCAAGAACTACAGATATGCCGGTTCATCCGCAAAACTAGTAGCTTCAGGTTCTGACTTAGCACTTGGAGAAACATCAAGTACGGCTTTTAGGGGTGACTATGGTAAGATAGCTTATAACCATGCGCAGGCAAAGGGTGTGGCTTTAAGTACAGAAAAGCTATATAAGATAACAACCAATTCAGAAGGACACGTAACAAAAGGAACTGCAGTTACAAAAAACGATATTACCGCACTAGGAATACCTGCACAGGACACTACATATGGTATCGCAACGGCATCTAAGGCCGGTCTTGTTAAGCCTGCATCCGTTATTACAAAGCCTACAATAAATACAGCAACGACTACATCAGGCAAATATTATCACGTGCAAATGAGTAGTGACGGTGCTATGTTCGTTAATGTCCCATGGACAGACAACAACACGACTTACGAATCTATCTCTGAGTCAGAAATAGACAGTCTATTCTCATAACAACCCTTAAGCAGGGTATCAAAATAGAATGCTCCACTTTCATTAAAAACTTGCCTATGAAATTTTTAGATTTAACAGGACTTTCACACTTTCTGGATAAACTGAAAAGTTTAAAAGGGGCTGATAATGGCTTTGCCGGACTTGATAAAAACGGTTTTGTAGAAGAGGATCAGCTATTGTACAGGTCGAAGGAAGTTATATACTTCACAAAACAGGTATCAAGCACGACCATGGCTTCTGTTGGTACTTCTCTTATTAATCCTAAGCAAGTTGTTTATGATAAGAGTAAAAAACGATTTGTTGCCACTAATGCATCAACATCTGTATACACAAGTTGTCAAGCTGCTTGGGCTCAGACATCAGAAGAAGCATATAAGGCCTCTTCATCTTTTGGCAGCCAGGATGGCACAAACGGAATCACCCCTAAAACAGGAGTCATATATTATGATGAAGAATTAAAAAAGACATATATATGGAATGGAAGCTATCTGGAAGAAACAGACTACTCGGTAGACGGAGATACGACTCTAAAGCATATATTCTTTAATAAAAGTTCATCGGTAACATCTCCAAGCAATACTGTTAGTCACGACATTAATATTACTAGCAACAAAGTAGGATTTCAATTTGTATCCCCACTTGTTGCGACATACGTGACTTCTACCGACCCCATAAATTCAAGTAGGCCCAAAATTCAAACCATACAAGTCACTATGCTTGATGCCACTTCTGCAAGAAATGGCTATATGACAAAAACTCAAGCAAGCCAATTAAGTAGTTTATATACTTCACATGGAGGCAAATCATATTTACCATTGAGTGGTGGAACCGTTACCGGGGGACTAGCGATTAATGGTTCTTTGCAGGCAAAGGGGGGATTTGAGCTTTCTGGTCCGACACCATTTATTGATTTCCACTATGGCAACAGCACGGCTGATTATACATCACGTATTATCGAGACTAGTAATGGAGTTTTAGAGATTAATGGTTTACAAATAAATAAAAATGGTCAAATCGCATTAAAAGGAGCAGCCTTTGATAAAGGACTTGCTTTACAGGATAGTTTAGTTGTCGGTAATTATACACAAACAGATAATGCTGGTTATTATGCAATCTTTTGTGCAGGAGGAATATTGCATAATACGGCATCAGGGGCTAAGTTTGGTATATATGCTAATGGTAATGCAATGTTTGCAGGAACAGTAACAGCAAAATCTCACGCCAATAGTTCAGATATAAGACTTAAAGAAAACATTAAATCTATATCAGAAGATATAGACAAAATTAGGGATATTGATTTTTTTGAATTTAATTATAAATCCGATGAAGAAAAAACTAAATCTTATGGCGTCATAGCTCAAGACTTAGAAAAAGTTGGACTTGAGAATCTTGTTGTAGAGGATGCCAATGGATACAAAGCTGTAGATTATACCGCTTTGATTATGCTGGAGCTGCAGAGGCAGAGAAAAGTGATTGCCGCACTGGAGAAAAGGCTGGCGGAGATTGAGAAAACATGGAGTTGGAAATGAATTACGGAATAAAATGGGAATAATTGAAGGAAACATCGTATCTGCCCCGCTTAACACAAGGGATGTCGGATCTGTCCTTGGCTCGGCATCAAATGACGTGGGCACTCTTTGCACGCACGCCAACATCAACATGTGGGCAAAGTTCAAGCCTGTGCCGTTGCGTGCTATGTTCCCGGAAGACACCTTAAAAGGTTCTTCGGACTGGAACGGTACCCCGCAATCAAGCACACATAAGCCTTGGTGGTATGGCGACGGAGACCAGCCGGCATACACGGTACCTGTCATAAGTGAACTTGCAGATATGGGAAGTAACGGCAACCAGAATAGTGATGCTGTATGGCGGTATAACAGACCTACCGGCAAAGGTGCCAGTGCGGCATATCCTGACTTCCCTTTCAGATTGACAGACTTCGTAGGTTACAGACATGACGCAAGACCGCCATTCACGGCAAATCTTCCTTTAGAGCTTACCGCTGACAATTTTTCATATTTTGGCGTTGATATGCCGGACAGAGAGCAAGGCGAGCTTGACTTGTCTGACATTTGCGACATAATGCATCTAAGTGCAGTATATATAGGCATAATCATCAAGAACATAACACGTGGCATAACAACGGCTTATGTAAGCACGACGGCTCTTAATGCCAACAACAGCGACAGCTGGGCTATACCGGTTGTAATAAACAATGGCTCAACCATCGAAAACGGAGGCGCCGGACAGACTATATCAGAGTCAGACACGATAGATGTGTACCTGTTTCTTTCTACATCAGCAGGGGAGACAAACTGGGAGAACATGACAAAATACAGTGCCCTTCTTACTCCCGATATGCACATCTACAGGAGATATAAGGGATATGGCCATAATATCAAGATTTTCACGGGTACATTTACGTATGTCCTGGAAGCAGAAAACATCCTTGATTGGGGCAAGACATGGTACTACAAGGACAGCGACGGAAACATTTTCTCTTTCCGAAAGACTGTTGACCAGATTTCAAACCCGGACTCAAAAGTAACCGTTAAACTCACAAGCGGAAGCACTGCATACGATTCATTGCGTGCCACAATCGTACAGAAGGGCAAGGTAAAGGACAGCAATACGGGACAACTGACAGAGATAAATCTCGTCTACGCCTTGGCATACAATGAGGGTGCAGGAATGATAGGTACATCAAACAAGACCCTCGTACTTGGAACGAAGTTTAATACAATCTCATTTGCAGCATACCCCACGGAGGAAGACGCCAACCGAGAAAGCAACATACAATGGATGCGAGGCATGCCGATAGTCCAGAATGTAGAATATAACAACGCGGATGCTAACCTCGAAGGCGCTGTTACTGATAATATATTGGATGTAACCGTAATGATTTCGCCTTCATCTCAATATACACGAATTGATCTTACCAATAACGGAACACCCGTGAGTGTGGAACAATAATACTAACTATAATTTGTATGTCAAGATAAAATTTAATCAAAACTTTATAAACAAAATCATGAAAAAGATAACAACAGAGAAAATCCTGAGCGTCTATAACCTCATAAGTGACGCAAAACTCACAAAGATGGAGGACTGCGACAAGTTCAAAATGATTAAGATTATCCGTGCCTTGAAACCGGTAGTAACGAATTTTGAAGACTTTAAAAAAGTTGCCAAAGACAAATTGAAAGGCGATAATCACGACTATATGCTGGAGAAGGCACAACAGTGGCAGGCGGAGGGCGAAAAGACAACTCTGAGTGAGGCAGAGCGCATCGAAATCAACAAGTACTTCAACGACTACAACAACAAGATCGTGGAGTGCCTGAAGGAGGAAGCTGCCAAGGAAAACGAGCTTGACTTTGAGCCGCTCGACGAGGAAGCATTTGGAAAGCTTGTCGCCAGCAACGACTGGACGCTGGGGCAGATTGCGGCGATAGAGGAATTTATAATTTAATATCTAAATAAATTTACTGATATGTTTGAACAAGATATTTATATGAACAGCGGCACCAGAATGTTTGCGTTCGCCATGATGGGCAACGAGCTTGTTGCCGTGATATATGATGCACGCTGGTTTTTGGCGACGATACTTTTATGTGTATTAGCTGACTTCCGCTACGGCTGGGGCGAAAGCAGCAAGCGATTCAACATGGCCAAGAAAAAGGGCGATAAGTTGGTCATGGCGCAGTATAAGTGGCGCACATCTAGGGCTATCAGAAGGTCAATCAATAAGTTGATGGACTACCTGATGTGGGTGAGCATAGGTGCTTTTATTGGCATGGCTCTCCTTAAGCCTATAGGTGTTGATTACATGATGGGCGGTTTTGTAGCCACTTGTATTGCCGTTGGCTGTGAAGCAAAGTCTTTCTTTGGTCATTTCTTTTGGCTTCATGGGGTAAGGATTGAAGAAAAGAGTATTAAGGGCTTTTTCAGGGCGTTTGTCGTTGCTTTCGCAAAGCGCAAGAACAAAGACATAGGTGAAGCCTTGGAAGCCGGTTTTGATGAAATAGATAAAAAGTAAAGTTATGAGAAGCATTAAAAGAATTTTTGTACATTGTACTGCAGGAAGCCAAAGGCAAACAATTGCAGACATTAAGGCGGAGTTTAAACGTAAAGGTTGGAAGAACCCTGGATATCATTATGTTATCCAGGCAGATGGGACTGTTACGCAATTGTTAGGCGAACAGTTTGTCAGCAATGGAGTGCAGGGCTACAACTCAACATCAATCAATGTTGCGTACATGGGTGGTATAGACGCAAATGGCAAGGCGGTGGACAACAGGACGGAAGCCCAGAAGGCAAGCCTTGTAAAGCTGCTTAAGGAGTTGAGGGGCCGTTACCCGAAGGCTCAGATACTCGGTCACAGGGATATCAGCCCTGACACCAATCATAACGGCAAGGTTGACTCATGGGAGAGGATAAAGGAATGTCCTTGCTTTGATGCCATAACAGAATATAAAGGTATATAGTTATGGGAATGGTTAAAAGGTTGTTATATCTCATTATCCCCTACATCATATTGAGTTCGTTGGCAGGATGCAAATCTGTTCAGTATGTGCCTATGGAGACTGTTAGAACCGACAGTATTTATGTAGACAGATACCAGCGTGACAGCATATATCAACGAGACAGCGTATTCGTCAACAGATGGATAGCTGGAGATACTGTATATCAGGATAAGGTCGTTTGGAAGTACGTCTATCGTGACAAGATTAAATATGACACTGTGGCCATCTTGCGTTCAGACACGCTCCGGGTTCCTTATCCAGTGGAGAGCAGACTTTCGACATGGGAAAAAATCAGGTTAAAAGTCGGGGGATGGGCCATTGGGTGCATGGTTATTACCATTATAATATTTTCCATTTACATAATTCGGAATATGGCTGATAAGAGATGAATATGAAATTTATTTAAATATCAAAATAAATCACCTCAACATATTGCATAGTTAGAATAAATTTACTACCTTTATAACAGAAATATTATTTATGATAATTACCAAATTTAACAAGGAACAGATATGACAACTTTTATAATTGCATTATTTATTACATACTTCATCATTCTTATTTGGAAAGGTGGTGGATGGTTTTCAAAAGAAAGCTACAAACAGGAAGCAAGGGAACAAGCTTTATATCAAAGTAAAAACAATAATACTAATTTTATTGAAAAGGCTATTGATAACAGAGGCTATGATCCATACGATGGACTTGTACAATACAAAAATGGAGTCTATACAACAATAATCTTTGGAAATAAGGATTATCCAATAACACGTTATCTTAATGCCAATTCAATAGAAGAACTTCAGAAATTAGCAGACCCTTTCCTTAAAAAACGCCGGGATGCATGGGTCAAGAGGAAAAATAAACAAAAGAAAAAATAATGTATTTTTCTTGTTTTCTAAAAAACGTTATGTTTGCAAATAACCAAATATAACGTTTTTTTTATGTCAAATAATAATACTTACACTACAACCATATTCCTTAATGACGAACAGGCGGTTAACAGGTTGAATGCATTACAAGCCAACGTGGAAAAATACCGCAAAGCTAAACAACAGGCTTTACTGGATGGTGATGACAAGGCATTCAAGACTGCGAACAAGCAGATAAAGGAATGTGAAAAGGAAATGAAAGCTTTATCTACTACGGCACAGAACGTTGACAGGGTACTTAACAATCTGTCGACAACTTCCGTAATTGATATAAAGAATACTATAAAAGCAATTAACAAAGAACTTAATAGCGGAGCTGTACATAGAGGGACAAAAGAATGGGATTACTTCCAAAGGAAGCTCAAAGAATGTCGAACTGAACTTCGAAACATTCAAAATGAATCTGCTGCTGCAGAAAATGGAGGCTTTTTTAAAAGAACTGTTAACTTCCTGAACTACAACTGGGGTGCTATAACTCAAATAATAAGCAGTCTGACGGCATTGACGTTTACAATTCGGCAGGCAACGACAGAATATGCGGATATGGAAGAAGCAATGGCCGACGTACGCAAATATACCGGCCAAACCGCAGAAGAAGTACACCGGATGAACGAGGACTTTAAAGCAATGGATACGCGTACATCTCGTGAGAAACTAAATGAGCTTGCCGGAGCAGCAGGAAGGCTCGGCATACAAGGCACGGAAGCCATTGAGGCATTCGTCGACGGAGCTGACAAAATCAACGTCGCCCTAGGTGATGACCTTGGCGATGGAGCTGTTGATAAGATTGGTAAATTGGCTACAATGTTCGGCGAAGACGACAAGAAGGGATTACGCGGTGCTATGCTTGCAACTGGCTCCGCAATCAACGACCTTGCCCAATCGTCTTCTGCTAATGCCGGATATATTGTTGATTTCACCGCAGATCTGTCAGGCGTCGCCATCCAGGCTGGAATGACGCAGCAACAACTCATGGGACTTGCGTCAGCTCTTGACCAGAATATGCAAGAGGAAGCAACGGCGGCGACTGTTTTCTCGCAACTTATCACCAAAATGTACCAAGAACCTGCTCGCTTCGCTCAGATTGCCGGCATGCAGGTGAAGGAGTTCACCAAGCTGATGAAAGAGGATGCAAACCAAGGACTGCTCACTTTTTTAGAGGCAATGCGCTCTAAAGGCGGTTTTGACGCTATGGCGCCTCTGTTTCAGGAAATGCAGCTCGACGGCACGCGCGCAGTCGGCGTGCTATCAGCTGTAGCCAGCCATCTTGACCAAGTAAAGGAAGCTCAAGACATTGCAAACAAATCTTATGCTGAAGGAACAAGTGTTCTTGCGGAATTCAATGTACAAAACAACACCGTTCAGGCTGGAGTTGACAAAGCAAAAAAAGAATTCCAAAATCTGACAATAGAACTAGGCGAGAAACTTCTGCCTATTGTAAAATATACTATAACATCGAGCTCGCTTCTTGTTAAATCGCTCTCAGTTATTGTATCTTTCATCACACGCCACATCAACGTTATTTTAGCTCTTACCACGGCAATAACGACATATATCGCAATACAAAAAGCGTCTATTGTCGTTGACAAACTTAAAGTGATGTGGACAGGCAAAATTATGACCGCCATTAAAGCATTATATACAACAATGCTGAAAAATCCTTATCTTGCGGTTACAGCCGCTGTATTAACTCTTATTGCTGCTTATAAGGATTGGAAAGATTCAATCGTAGAAGTATCACAAACACAACAAGATCTTGATGAAGTAAACAGACTTGCATCTGAGACAATCAGTGCAGAAAAGAATCAACTGGATGAACTATATCGATCTGCAACGAACAAAGCTGAAGCGGACGCTGTCAGACAAGAGGCTATTCGTCAGTTAAACAATATAAGTCCTGAATATCTAGGTTTCCTTAATGCCGAGAATATACATACTCAGGCTGCAAAGAACGCCATTGACGCTTACACCAAATCTCTATTACTTAACGCTAAGGCAAAGGAACTTAATTCGAAGCTCGATGAGCTTAGCAGAAAAAAGAATGAGGCACAAAACGCTGATTATACACGATGGTATGATGGATTCCAAACTGCCATAAACTCTATTGCCGACAAGATAGAACGTGCCCGCAACGGGTTAAGCTCGCTTTTTTCTCAGGGATCATTCAGCACTGGCTGGAACGACAAAACTAGCCTTGGGGGATATGCGATGAACACAGCTCAAGCTGCATTAATAAGATACAATAATGCTATTTCAAAAATTTCAGAAGAAGAGAGAATCCTAAGAAAGGAGCTTCAAGAAACAAACAAACAAATTCTTGAAAATGCCGTTGTGCTAAATAAGTCTGCTGACGCTGCTAAGCATGCTGAAACAGGAAATAAAACAACTTCTAGCGAGAAACAGCGGAAAGAGGAAGAAAAAATTCGCAATAAAAGAGAGCGAGCAGAGAAAAAAGCACAAGCCGAAGCATTAAAGAGGCAAAAAAATACGGACAAAGAATATGTGGCTGAACTGAATGTACAGCTGGCCACACTAGATTACCTGTATTCAAACGGCCTAGTATCTTACAAAAGTTATTTACAACGCAAAGAAACGTTGCAGCTCAATAGTATTGATAAGCGGAAAAAACTTTGGGGAGAAGAATCGACTGAAGCGAGAATGCTTGCTGATGATGAAGTGAAAATAAGACAAAAAACCATTGAGGCTTTAGGAAAGCTCAATGAACAAGAGATAGAACATGAACGTGTCGCTAAAGAAGCTAAAATTAACGCTATGTTCTATGACGAATCATCAGATATATTCCTTAATGAGAGTGCCATGAATGAGGCGCTTTTCCGCAACGACATTGACGCACTTAACAAACGTCTCAGCTTATACAAGACAGGAACTGAAGAATGGCTTTCTCTTAAAGCAGAAATAGAAGAAAAGCAGAATCAGCATCAGTATGATCTGCAAGCAGAACATGACTCTAAGCTGATTGATCTTCGTAAAGAATATCTTAATCAAGGTAATGCCATGGAAGAGCAGATTGAAATGAATTGGCTTGATAAATTCTACCAAGAAGGACTCCTTAACGAGGAAGAATATCAGCAGGCAAAAATGGCAATACGTGAACGTTATGCTTCAATGCCATCTACTGCAGACGACACCACACACAACACGGCAAAGTCTATGCTTAACGCAGCAGAAAAATCTGCCGGACCACAGGCTCAGTATATAACAGACGGATCAGACTCAGGCATTACTGCAATATCCTCGATATTCGCCATAGTCCAATATAGGAAGAAGGTTAATGAAGACTTGAAGAAACTATATGGTGAAGACTATGAGAACAGCGCAGCGTATAACGAGGCAAAAAAGATGAACAATAATGCGATGTTCCAAGAAATTATCAGTGCGGCTTCAGTAGCATATAGCTCTATTAACAACATTATGTCTGCAGCATCGGCGTATTCACAAGCATGCTCTGACTATGAGGTTGCTAAGATAAAGGCAAACTACGACAAACAAATCGAAGCTGCCGGGAACAACTCAGCCAAAAGAGAAAAGCTAGAAAAGGAAAGAGATAAAAAGATTAATGAAGCCAAGAACAAAGCAAACAAGAAGGCTATGGCAATAGAGATCGCTCAAGCTTTAGCATCTACTGCAATGAACGCCATTTCAGCATACGGAGCCGTGCTACAACCAGGTCAACCATGGACGGTGCCACTAGCCATCGCGGCAGCTGTAGCGGCGACTGCATCAGGTATGCTGCAAGTTGCAACTATCAAAAAACAGCACCAGGCAGAGGCTGCCGGCTATTATGAAGGCGGTTTTACTGGACCTGGTGACTATAGGCGCGAGGCTGGTGTCGTACATGCTGGAGAATTTGTTGCAAATCACAAAGCTGTCAACAACCCTCAGCTGCTACCTGCACTGCAGCTGATTGACCAAGCACAACGCAATAATACAGTTGCTTCTCTTACTGCTACCGATGTTAGCCGTGCTGTTGGAGGCGGCAATACTGCGGTTGTAGCTCCAGTTGTAAACGTAACTACAGATAATGAAGAGCTAAACCGTGTCATAAAAAACGTCGTTAATGTGGTTGACTCGCTTAATTCAATACTCGCATCTGGCATCAATGCAAATGTCTACATAGACGGCGAATATGGCTTTGACGCTCAATACAGAAAATACCAACGTTTAAAGGGATAATATATGAATTACTGCATAATTAATGGAGAAAAGGTTTATCCTACTGTCGGTAATAACATAAAAATTACTAAGGAAAATCCACTTATAAAAGACAGGGATGCGCAGACAATGGAAATCGAATTTCCATTGTCTATATACAACAACAGAAAATTCTTTGGCAATGTCAACAGAATAGACGTTGCCAAACACTCAACAGAATACAATGATTGCATTCTTTATTCCAATAACCTTCTTATTATAAAAGGTAAGGGCACTATAACTAGCTATACTGAAAAAGCAGTCAAATTGCAGATTATCTCGGGAATAAGAATGTCTTATACGGATGATTACTATTCATCTATATACATAGACGAGATTGACGCTTATGCTAATATAGATTTTGATCCTGCTATGCTCGACGAACATGGCTATCGGGGTTTATATGCCCTCCCACCAGTGTATGATGAAACGAATGACATTGTACTTAACAGGAAAGACCTAATAAGGGAAAAGGATGATAATTTCAGAAAAGAAGTACTGCAAAACATTAGGATACAGCCTTTTCTGGCTTATGTCGTTCGTCGTATATTTTACTACCTTGGATATACACTAAATCACTGTTTCCTAGATGAGGAACCATGGTCTCGCATGCTTGTATATAATAATAAGAATGTGTTATCAATAAAAGGAGCATTGCCGCACTGGTCCATAAAGACTTTTTTATCTGAATTAAAAAAACTCTTTAATATCGGATATGTCTACGACGAGGAGAAAAAAACGGTTTCGTTAAATCGTTACTTTGACACACTCGATACAGTCCATTATGAATGCCTTGACGAATTCTCAACAGACTATGACGAGGACGGCCTTGAATACATAAATGCTTCTAATCTTAAATACAATCTTTCCGATGCTGAAGAAAACAGATATGCGGATATAGATGAGGAAGTGCTCTCTAAATTCACAATAAAAGACTATGTCTCAATAAGCGAGGCTCAGAAAGATATCAAAAATATGTCAGAAATTGAAAAGATGACATCTGTATTCAGATTCAGCAATGACCCGTTTGGAGAAAAATGGGGCTATTGTTCCAAGAGTACAGACAATGAAGGAAACACTCTTTTTACTATATATTCTTTCGCCTGGTATATGCATGTCAGACGTGATGAAGGCAATGACACTAGTGTTGAACTCAATATAGTTCCAGCTGCAGCACATCATGTAGAATTCGATATAAGAATATATGATGCCAAATATTCAAAACCGGTTAGCTATTCTAAAAAAATTGGTTTCTCTATGCCTTCGTCTACGAACGACAACATATATACAGAGGAAGAAATTTACAGTGACTACATCTCTGTAGAAGATTACTTAAAGAATGGCAATGAACCTTCTGAAAGAGAAGAGTCAGAAAGAATGGAGCTTTACTTCCTTACCGGCAACACATACTCGTTTGACGTTGACGGAATAGACAATTCAGTTACATTCTTATCAGCTGGAAGTGAATATGACAAAGGATCATTCAGATTTGATGGAGGCAGGTCTGATAATAATATAGGCATATTCCATCCCTCGCAAAAATGGATAGAAAACAAAGAGCAGGTCGTCATCAAATTTTTATCTGATGACGTACCTGACACTAAAAAAATTTTTGTTTTCAGAAACAAAAAATTCATATGCGACAAAATTGATATAAATATTACAGACAATGGGATAGATAAATTAATGACTGGGTATTTCTATGAATTGACATTATAAAATACCTTCATAGTTTATCAACATCTCGTTTGCGTCTGCAATGTCTTTAGGCGTGTATGTATCAGTTATTGCAATATTTGAATGCCTAGCCTGATCTCTTACAGAAAGGATATCGGTCTTTGCACGAAGCATATTCGTGATTCCGGTATCCTTTAATGAATAAAATTTGTACTCTTTCGCAAGCCCTATCCCTGGACGCAACTTTAAATTCCAATAATCACGGAATGATTTTTCGGATTTTCTTTTCTCGCCAGGCCTGAACCTGTCACTGAAAATATAATATTTCCCCGGCTTGTCGAAAATTCTAAGGTCTATCATAAGTTCAATGACATGCTTCGGTAGCGTAATCACGGCATCGTTGTGATTTTTGGCTATATCTCCGCTTATTTTCATTGTACATTTTATCAGACTTATGTCCTCAATCTTCAATAATGACATCTCCTTGGGACGTATGAAACAGTAGTGAAGGAGATAGCATGCAAGAAGATAATGTCTATTATTTTTCTCTAGATACTCCTTAATTTTCATCAGAACCTTGTCTGGTAAAACCTTGCGCTGCTTATTGCCTCTCTTCTTTATAACACTTATTCCTACTGTGGGATCTGACGTCAGATAACATCTGTCTGTCAGATAATGGGCGAAAGTTTTAAGCCAACAAAGATAGTTATTACGCGTCTGCATAGTGTTGTTACGATCAATGTAAACATAATCCAGGAAAGCAGTTACCTTCCGTTTGTCTAATTGATATACGTAAGATATCCCTATGCTGTTACCCCACTCCTGAAAGATTTTCAGATAACTCAGATAACTTGTCGTGGTCTGCTCACGCATGTCACCATTGCTGAGACTTTTGTACAAGTATGCACGATACTTGTCGCATACATCAATAAATCTTGAGTATTCTAACTGATTGCTTGATTCAATCCAAGGATTCCAACCACCAGACAATTTTTCAACAAGTTTTTTGATAATTCGCGATGCAGTACTCTTTAACTCAGATTTTGTCTTGCACCGCCCTAGATAAATTCTTTTCCTTTTCATTTTTCCCTCAGCAGGATCAAAGGCTGAAAAATATATAAAACTGCGCTTACCTTCAGAAAGCCTTGGATAAGACCATTGTTTTATATCGTTAATGACCTCGTCATTTTTTCTTAAAAAAATCATTTTTTTTCTCTCTTCGTTTTACTGATGAGAGATATATTTAATATTCAATTTTTACAAGGTGTCGCATTTTTGTCTCACCTTTTTAACAGAATATGAGCTAACTTGCATTGGAATAACAAGTTAGCTCATCCTTTGTCGGGATTACTGGA